CCGCAGAATAATGGCCCGATTAGTCCTAACAAATGCATATATCACAATCAACTCAGTGAACCTGAGTGATCACATCGCAAGCGTCACATTAACAACAAATGACGACGTTGTTGAGACGACTGCTTTTGGTTCAACCGCACGCACTCGCATTGGCGGCCTTGGAGACAACTCAGTAGCACTTGAGTTCCACCAAGACTACGCGACTAGCAACGTTGAAGCAACAATCTACCCACTGCTTGGTGCAACCACTGCAGTAGTAGTCAAGCCAAACGGCACAACAACAGCAGCAGACAACCCATCTTACAGCTTCACTGCCTTGGTTTCCGAATGGACTCCTTTGAATGGTGCTGTCGGCGAGTTAGCCACTGCTAGCGTTACCTGGCCAATCAGCGGCGAGGTTACAAAGGCGGTCTCATAGTGGCACGCATAGTCCTCACAAACGTTGCCGTCACTTTCGGCACCACAGACATTTCAAGCTACGTCACTTCGGTGACGCTTGGCTCAAACTACGACGTAGTCGAGACAACAGCCTTCGGCAATACCGCACGCACCCGCGTTGCAGGCCTTGCGGACAACAGCGTAAACTTCGAGTTCAATCAGGACTACGCAGCGAGCGCTCTAGAGGCGACTATTTACCCAACACTTGGCACAGGAGTCTCGATTACTGTGCGTCCAGTTGCGGGCTCCTCTCCAGCTTACAGTTTTACTGCTTTGGTCTCCGAATGGACTCCGCTCAATGGAGCCGTCGGCGAGCTTGCAACCGCTTCGGTCACCTGGCCGATCAGCGGCGTTATTACAAAGTCATAACCTAACAAGGGGGAACAAATGGACGGCTTATCAATCAAGGTTAAAACCACAGACGGCCTCGAGGCATCATACAGATTGACTCCTCGAGTCATCGTGGCATTCGAACAACAGTACGGCAAAGGAATGCCGAAGTTGCTGGGCGAGGAACAAAAGATCGAGCACGTTTACTGGTTGGCCTGGAAGTCGATGCAAACCAACGGAGTTATTGTAAAGCCATGGGGCCCCGAGTTCTTGGACACCGTGGTGTCGGCAGAACTGGACTCTGACGCGTCTTTCGAATCCACCGAGATAGCTTAACGTACACAGTCGCCGCTATCTCGGTGGAGACTGGCATCTCTCCGATCGATTTGCTTGATGCCCCCGAGGGGGTACTTGAAGCAATAACAGTTTACCTGAAAGAGCGGGCGAAAAAACATGGCTGAAGCTGAAAGTGATATTATCCTCATAGGAATTGAGGAGACTCTTGCTTCGTTAAAGGCATTCGACAAAACCGCAGTCAAGAACTTCAATGCAGTCATCAACTCGGTGCTCTCTGATGCAGAACGGGCAGCGCGTGGTTTCGTGAAATCCGAGCCGCCTATGAGAGGCTGGAAAACGACTGAGCCGCTTAGGCCTAAAAAATCCACCCGTGGTGGTGCTGGCTGGCCGCCTTACAACCAAGGCGTGATTCAGCAAGGCATTCGCAAAACGAAAGCACAAGGCAAAGTCCGAAAAGACTACACGACTAGCGCTGGTGCGCTTATCAATGAGTCTGCAGCTGGTGCAATCATCGAAGTTGCAGGCCGCAAATCGGGTGGCACAGGTAGTGGCATTCAGTTTATTCGTAATCTAACCGACGAGATCAAAAACCCGTCGCGTTTGATTTGGCGTGCTGTTGATGAACGCAAGAGATCTGCACAGATGAAGACCTTGGCAGCACTAGACGACGCGAAAGCCATCTTACAAAAGAACTTAGACAGAGAGCGAGAATAGAACATGGCAGTTGGGGCAGTAATCGCTCGCATTCTCACCCAGTATTCAGACAAAGGCACAAAAGCCGCTGTCAAAGACATTTCAAGAATGGAAAAGCAGTTCGGCAAGTTCGCAAATAAAGCAGCAAAGTCTTTCGGCTTAGCAGCTCTTGCGGCTGGTGCTTTTGCAGTTAAGTTGGGCAAGGACTCAGTTCAAGCGGCAATCCGCGCAGAGGCCGAGCAAAACAGACTCAACCAGATCTTGCTTACCACAAACGGCGCAACAGCCGAGCAAGTAAAGATTTTAAATGCACAAGCCGAAGCACTCGAAAAAGTCGGTGTGGTCTCTGCTGGCAACGTCTCTGTTGTGCAGTCCCAACTTGCGACTTTCGATTTGCAGGCCTCGTCTATCCAGGCGTTGACACCTGCAATCCTCGATTATGTAACAGCTGAAAAGGGCGCGACTGCGTCTGCTGACCAGTTCAAGACCATGACAAACGGCTTGGCGCAAGCTCTCAACGGTCAATTCGGCGCTTTAACTAGGGCTGGCTTCGTTTTAGACGAGCAAACCAAGAAGTTGATTTCAAACGGCACAGAAGCTGAGCGCTCTGCAGCCATCGTCAAAGTGCTCAACTCGACTTACAAGGGTTTCAATGAAGAGTTACGCAAGACTCCTGAGGGCGCGATTATCGCACTGAAAAACTCCTTCGAGAGTATTAGAACAACAATCGGCAAGGCGCTTTTGCCTGCCTTGGTTCAGTTCGTAGATTATTTACAAAAAGACATACTCCCACTACTTCAGAAGTGGGTTGAACTCAATGGTCAGAAGTTGGCCGCAGCCTTCCAGCTAGCAATTAGTTATGGCATAGCATTTGGCAAGTTGATGTTTGAGATCTTCTCATTCGTAGCCCGCAACACTAAAGTGTTCGTCACCCTTGGCGCAGTCATCGCAGCCGCTTTCTTTGGCGCAAAAACCGCAGCAGCCGTGGCAGGTCTTATCAAAGGCGTGCAGGCGATTATTAAAGTAATGAAAGCTCTGCGCACTGTTTCACTTGCATCGGCCGCAGCCACCGCGCTTGCGACTGGCGGTATTTCAGCCGCCGCAGGAGCAGCCGCTTTTGGAGTGGCCCTCGTCGGTATCGGCATCGCTGCCAACAAGTTTAATAAGGACTCTGACAAGGCCGCAGACGCTATGGGCAAGTTTAAGTTCGACATGAAGGGCGTTAAAGAAGAGACCATCAAGTACAACGCGGCCCTTGACAAGTCAGCAAGCAAACAAGACGAACTCAACAAAAAGAACAAAGCGCTGAAAGGCATGGACGACCCAATCACTAGGGAAGCCGTCCGTTTGAACTTGCTAAAGCAGAAGAGGCTTGGCATCTCTAGCCCGACCATCTCACTGCTAGCTTCTGCTGGTCACGGCAATATTGCAAAAAACACCACCATGAACGGGGGTAACATCACGGTGAACGTAGCTGGCTCTGTGGTCTCACAAGGAGACCTCGTCAATGGAATCAAGAACGGCCTCGCCACTTTAATGCGCCGTCGTGCTGGTAGTCAGTTTGCGGTGCTCTGATGCCAGCGAATGCACCAACACTCACAGTTGCATTCGGCATTGGTGGCTCATTCACTAACGTCAGCGCAGATCTGCTTCTCGAAGTAAACATTCGCCGCGGGCGCCAGTACCAAAACGACTTTCTAGAATCTGGCACTGCGGACGTTGTGCTTAACAACCAATCGGGAGCCTTCGACCCAAGCAACACCTCAAGCCCGTGGTACAACGTGTTGGTGGCTGGCATGCAGGTTCGCATCACAGGCAACGCAACCGTCATTTACACTGGTTTTCTAGAGGACAATGCAGTAAACCAAGGCATCTACCCGACCGTCTCTTTGACCTTCGTTGATGGCTTGGCACAGATCGCCAAAGCGATAGCGCCTGCCCTTGCAACCAGCTCTTTCCAAGAGGCTGCGAATGTTCGTGCTGCTCGCGCTCTTGACCTCGCTGACTGGTCTGCGACTGCCCGCAGTCTAACAGGCACCACTGTCATGCAAAAGACAAAACAAAACATGAGCTGCCTCGAGATGCTCGAGCAGTGTGCAAACTGCGTCGGGGGTCGTTTTTACGTCAGCCGCACAGGAGTAGCCACACTCGTCGATATCGCAGACAAGTTCACTCGCCCAACCAGGCTCCTTTTTTCAGACCAAGGCGACGCCAACAGTGTGGGCTATGACGGCATCATCACCAACCCTGGCACAGACTATGTTTATAACGAGGCCATCGTTTTCAGGGGTCCAAAAAAGACTCAAAAGACAGCCCGCTACACTTCAAGTGTTTCGACTTACGGTCTAAAGTCCAAAAAGCTCGACGCTCCGATCTTTAGTGAGACCAGCGCTGCCAACCTTGCGCTCTACGCTGCCCGCAAAGACTCAGATGCTGTGGTTTTGGCTGAGCAGATCGACTTCACGGCTATCGGTATCGGCGCACTTGCTACCGACATGCTAGAGACTGAACTGAACGACTTGGTCCAAGTCAAGCGCGAGACTTATGATGGTCGCTTTATCACTATCAACTGCGTGGTTGAGGGGCTTGCCCACTCCATCACCGCCGACAACTGGCGCGTCAGCTATTTCACCTCAGTAGTTGACCCTTACACGATTACACTCTAGGGGGAGCGATGCCACTTTGTCCACAAATCACAATCACGCCAGTCACAGTAACCTCAACTGGCATGACTCAGACTTCTATCATTCCAATCGTGGCAGCCACAACCGAGGAGACCGACGAACTCCAAGTCGAGATTGATTCGATTGAAGCCTCTGTTAACGGCAAGAACCACATCTACCGACAAGCAACAGCCCCTGACGGCTCCGTTTTCCCGCTAACTGAGGGCGATGTTTGGTTCGATACAGACGACGGCAACAAGCAATATTACTGGACTGGCACAGCCTGGGTCTCAGTGCAAGACGCTGGTATCGCTGCAGCAGAAGCTGGAGCAGCGGCGGCAACTGCAGCAGCAGCAGCAGCAACGGCTGCAGCAGCGTCTGCAACAGCAGCAGCGGCAGCAGCGGCAGCAGCCGCAACAGCAGCACAGACCACGGCAGACGGCAAAAACAAGGTTTACAGGCAAGCAACCGTCCCAACAACTGGACCTTTTGTGAATGGCGACCTTTGGTTCGATACAGACGCTGACAACAAAACCTACAGGTATAGCGCAGCTTCTACGTCTTCAATCGATCTTAAGAGCTTAACCAGCAACGTAGCAACGCTAAGAACTACCGCTGCCCATTTGTTTGTGCCTGGGCAGCCCGTGAGCATCTCTGGTGTTGGTGCACCGTTCGATGGTTCATACACGATTAGCACCGTGCCAACCACCACTACCTTTACCTACGCAAGGACTAACAGCGATATTTCGTCTGCCGCTGTGAGTCCTGTTGGAAGTGCCACAAGCACAGCTGGGTTCTACGAAGTTCTCTACGGCAACGACTCACTTGCGAACTTGTCGGCAAACAAACTCACATCGGGTTCTATCGACGCAGGCGTTATCACAGTCTCAAACCTCAACGCTGGCAATATCTCGACTGGTGTTTTGAATGCAGACCGCATACAAGCCGCAAGCATCACGGGTGCGAAGTTGGTTGCGGGCACGATTGAAGCAGTTTCGATTGCGGCAGGCACTATCACTGGTGCAAAGCTTGCCGTCGGCACTATTGAGGCGGTCTCAATCGCCGCAGGCACTATCACTGGCACCAAAATAGCCGCTGGCACAATCACTGCAAGCAACATCGCAGTTGCCACAATCACTGCAGACCAAATCGCAGGCGGCACAATTACCGCGGCCGAAATCGCAGCCAACACAATCACTGCAGCTGAAATTGAAGCAGGCTCCATCACTGTTGACCGCTTGACCGCGGGCACTCTCACTGCTTTTACCCTTCGCACTTCATCAGGCGCTCGTCGCGTCCAAGTAGACGCAAGCACAAACTCAATCCGTTTTATGGAGTCCAGCACCTTCGTGGGCGCTATAGGCCCCGCTTCTACCGATGGCATCGTTATTCACTACGGTTCAACTTTTAATCCAAACGTTACGACTTACCCGTTGGCTTATGTGAGTTCTAGTTCGGTCATTATAGCGCAGGCAGCTGCCAAGTATGTAGAAGTAAGTTCCACGGGTGTGGTCATGAACGGCAACGTTTATACCTTGGACGCTTTTTACAACCAAGACCCATCAACTAGCGCAAACGCCGCTAACACCCGCATGGACACAGACGGCCGCACAAGACGCAGCACCGCTTCCAGCGCTCGCTTCAAAGAGGAGATCGTCAGCCTCTCAACAGTAGCAGATCTTGACCCGAGCAAGTTGCTGACCTTACCAATTAGAGCGTTTAAGTTCAAATCCGACTACCTAGACGTTACAGACAACAGATCTGGCATGGTAGTGCCAGGGTTAATCGCGGAAGAGGTCGCAGAACATTACCCAATCGCCGCCGACCGCGACAACGACGGAGTGGTTGAGAACTGGAACGAGCGTTTCGTTATTCCAGGCATGCTGGCACTAATTCAAGATTTACACGCACGTGTAGAGTCGCTCGAGGGGGGCACCAATGGATAACAATACAGAACTCGACATCAACGTCGTCATCGCAGCACTAAGAGAGCAGATCGGTCTGCTAGCACTGGACAAAGCGATGCTGACTGCGAGAATCGGAGATCTCGAAAAAGCACTCAAGGAGAAGAATGACCGTGAATGACTGGGCTGCACTAATACTCGCAGTCATATCAATACTAGGCTCATTTGTTATAGCTGTGCGCTGGCTTGTTAAGCATTTCCTTAACGAGTTGAAGCCGAACGGTGGTTCAAGCCTCAAAGACTCTGTCACAAGACTCGAGAGCCAAATGGAACTCGTTATCAAGATGCTTACTAAAGGGGAGAAAAATGAAAAGTCTAACAGAATCCGCTGATAGTTACGTCGGCTACACCGAAGGCAAGAACAACGACACTAGCTTCGGCAAGTGGTTTGGGCTTAACAACCAGCCTTGGTGCGCTATGGCGGCATCAAAGATCTACCACGAAGCGGGCTTAATTAACACTGTTGCTCCAAAGAACAAGCCAAAAGGCTTCGCTTCTTGCGACGAGTGGCTTAAGCATCTAACCAAGAACAACCAACTGGTTCCAATCGGACAAGCACAGCGCGGAGACTTGGTCTTTTTCCAGTTCGATGATGACGCACAGCCTGATCACGTCGGCATTGTTCGCTGGCACAACACGACGCTGAAGTACATGAACGTTTGGGAAGGCAACACTTCGAGTGGCAAAGTTGGAAGCCAGTCAAATGGCGACGGCTTTTACATCAAGAAGCGCAGTTATAGCACCATCATGGCAATCGCTAGACCTAAAAAAGGAGCATAATGAACAAGTACACCGTCCCCCCAGTCGTCAAAACCTACCTCAGAGCAGCCGCAGCGGCAGTTGCCGCCCTATTTTTAGCCGACCCAAACCGCCCCCTTCGGGACTACGCGGCCGCGGGACTCGCAGCTATCCTTGGACCTATCATCAAGGCGATTGACCCTAAAGAGAAGCAGTTCGGAATGGGCTCCGACGAGTTCGAGGCGAATAAGAACGTAGCCGAGTAACCAGCCTTTACCACGACCCCCACCACTGGCACCCCCAGCGGTGGGGGTCTTTTTTTGTATTTGCGTGTCGTATTGACAGCGTAATTACGGGTGTGGTTTACTTGTCCTACAAGCTCAGGAA